CCTGGAAAGCAAGCCCGCGCGCTAGAGCATGGCACGCGCAACATGGCCCCTCGCCCGTTTATGCGCCGCTCGCTGGACGAAACGCAGGACGAGGCCGAAGCCCGCATCCGTAGGGCGCTTGATAGGACGCTGGACTAATGCGCGCTTATTCTGATTTGCTTGGCGACTTTATCACGCGGCTTAAAGCTGATGGACTGCTAACGAGCATCCTTGGCGGGACAGGCCGGGTATATAGCGAGCGACCGCCTAGCACGGTGTCAGACCCGTTTGTGGTTATCGACCTGCTAGCGGCGGATGCATGGAATAACCAAAGCTATCGCGGCACGCGGTTTACGGTACAGGTTAGCGCGTTCTTTCCACGCCTTGAAAGCGGCGGCAAGCGGGGTGATGCGGACGTGGCGCAAGCTGGCCAGCGTATCCGCGATGTTCTGGACGATATAGACGGGTTTGACCTAGCGGCCCAAGAGCCGCCTAGCGAAAGCCTGCGGTTGTCTTTTGGCTTGGATACATACGAGCAAAACACCGGGACGCATAGGCTTGCTATGCGGCAGTATTCTAGCGGCAATCTCCTAGCCGATGGGGATGGCGCTTGGCGTGGCGTGGCTGCGCGTTTCATTTGTTTAGTCGGCGAATAGATAGAAGGCTTTAAGCTATGGCAGTACAAAAGGGCGTTGATGTTGTCCTGAAAATTGGTGATGGCGGCGGCACTGAAGCGTTCGCCACGATCGGCGGCGCGCGCACCGTTTCCATGACGTTTAACAATCAGCCGGTCGATGCGACTTCTGCATCCTCTACCGGCCAGTGGCGACAGCTTATCGACAGCGCCGGTATCCTTTCGATTGACGCCACCTTCTCCGGTGTCTTTCAGGACGACGCGCAAGATACCAGCCTGCAAACGGACAGCTTCGCGCGCACGCTGCGGAACTTCCAACTTGTTTATCCTGACTTTGGCACGTTTGAAGGCCCGTTCATTATTACGTCTGTCACCTATGGCGGCGCGCATGATGGCGAAGCGACGTTCGAGCTGTCCTTGCAGTCGGGCGGTCAGGTCACTTTTACGGCGGCTTAATCCATGAATAAGGCACGCGGCGAAGTAACGGTAACGCTGGGCGATTTTTCTTTTCCGGCCTGCGCAACGCTGGGGGCACTGGCGCGCGTTGAAGGTCGGCTGAGCAAGCCTCTTGGTGATATTCTTGTAAGCATTGGCGAGGGCTCATATTCTGCGGCCCTTGCCGTGATGGAAGAATGTTGCGCGGATGACGAGGCGCGCGGGGAAATTAGCTCGGCAATCGTCGGCCCGGTTGAATTGGTCACGGCTTGCATGGATATTTTGCGAGCTGGCAATTTGGTCGGTGGTAAAGGCGGAAAAAAGCAAACGGGCCAGGGGTAACACCCTGGCCCGATTACATGGCGCTTTGCATCGGCAAGATGGGAATGCGCCCCGCTGACTTTTGGGCTATGTCATGGCCCGAATTTGTTTCGGCAACGGGTGGGTTTGCGGAATTCCACGGCGGCGGAAGCAAGGGCACCGCGCCGCCGTCGAAAGAGGAAGCGGCGGACCTAATCGAAATGGCCGACGCGCAGTTAAAGAAACAGGGCTTATATCGTGGCTGATGACCAGTATCTAATCGAAATTCGCTCTGATATTTCGGACATGCAGCGCGATATGCGCACGCTGCAGCGTGAAACGCGGCGGCTATCCGAACAAATGGATAGGCGCTTCCGGCAATCTTCGCAGCGAATTAGCGCGAATTTTTCCAGCGCATTTGCAGTGGCAGCGCGGGGGGCTACGGCTCTCGGCGTTGCCGTTGCCGCAGGCGTAGCGCTTTCTGTAAGGGAAAGTGCGCGGGCGGAAGAAATCCGTTCACGCTTTAATGCGGTGTTTCGTGGAATTTCTGACGAGACCCGGCAATGGGCGCAAGAGACGGCAACCGCAGTTAATCGCTCAAGCATTGCGCTGGAAGAATATCTCTCCACCTTCCAGGACACTTTTGTCCCGCTAGGCGCTTCCCGTGAAGCGGCGGCGGCTATGTCGCAGCAGCTGACGACGCTGGCCATTGACCTTGCCAGCTTCAAGAATGAAAGCGAGCCGGAAACGGTTGCCGCTTTGCAGTCTGCTATCGTCGGCAACACTGAGACTGTCCGCCGTTATGGCGTTATTATTAACGAGGCACGGCTTGAGCAAGAGCTGCTTAACATGGGCTTTGCTGGCGGCAAAGAGGAAGCGGGTGAATTAGCCGCCGCCCAAGCGCGCCTAAACATGATTATTCGCGGCACTACTGACGCTCAAGGCGATGGCATCAGAACGGCTAACAGTGCGACAAACCAATTTCGCTCACTTATGGCCCAATTCCAAGAGGTGGGCACGGCGATTGGCGAGGACTTTATGCCCGCCGCGCAGCAGATGATGAGGTGGTTAGAGGAAATTTTGCCGACCGTTCAATCATTCGGCGAGGCTATGGGTGAAATCGCCAGCGATATGGCGGCGGTGTTTGAGGCGTCCCGTGATGGGGAAATTATCGCCGCCCGCGACGTTGAACACGCCAACCGGCTTTTGGAAGATGTTCGCGAGCTGCAGCAGCTTCTGCTGAACATGCCCGCCGGTGCGATGCTTGGGAGCACTAATGTCTCCAGCTTGCGGCGCGTTTTGGGTGCCGAAAACCTAGAGCGTGAAGGGTTAACCCTTGGCGCGCAGTCTCGCCTCAGCGCGTCTGAAATTCAGTCGATGTTGGCCATGACGACGATGCGCATCGATGAGCTGCAGGCGCAGCGCGTCGTTTTGTCGGGCGGCGGCGGCGGCGCTGGCGACGGCGGCAGTGGCGGAAGTAGCGAAGGCGACGGCCCTACCGAGCCCGCCAAGGATATCGAGGAGCTGCGCCGCCAATGGGAGACTATCTCCCCCTCTGTGAATGAGGTTGAGGAAGCGGTCAAGCGCACAGCCGAGGAACTGAAGGATATGAGCGCCGAGGCAATCGAAGAGGCTAAAGACGGCTTTGACGACTTAGGCGAACACGGCGTGCAGGCGGCTAGGGCTTTTGAAAACGCTTTTGTGCGCGCTATTGAGACCGGGCGCTTTGAGGTCGAGGACTTGGGGCGGCAAATTCTGCGTATCTTTGCACAGATTGCCTATCAAGAAACATTTGAAGGCCCGATCCGTGGGCTTATTCGTAGCGCGTTTAACCTCGGCGGCGGCGGCGGTGGCATCGGCAAGAAAGCAAGCGGCGGTCCTGGTTCCGGTTTAACGCTTGTTGGCGAGCAAGGCCCGGAACTTGTTAACCTTGGCGACCATGCTAATGTCATGACGGCTAATCTAACGCGCATGGCAATGCGTAATGCAACGGCAGGCGGTGGCGTCAATAGCAACAGTGTATCGCAATCTTTCGTCATTGATGCACGCGGCGCTGATATGGGCGTGGAGGAGCGCTTGCGGCAAGTTCTGGCAGAACAGGCCCCATTGATGCAACAACGCGCGACAGTGGGCGCTCTTGAGGCCATGAACGCAATTCAGAAACGGCAAAGGGCTGTCTAATGGCTACCGCGCTCCCGTCTACCCCGGCCCCGCGTCAAACGATTGTTAGCTGGCGGTCTAATTCCCTACGCACGGCTAGCCCGCTATCCGGCGCGCAGCAAACTAGCTCGCGCCTTGGCGGCGTATGGCAGTTAGAGATTGAACTGCCGCCCATGTCTAAGCTGGATTGGGGCAACTGGCAGGGCGCTATCTTTTCCGTTGACGGTGTAGCCACGGCGCTATCCGCTGGACCTGACCATCCGCAGCCGCTTGACTGGTACAACCCGAATTACAACAGCGTTACGGCGAGCGATGCTTATTCGCTGTGTCTCGATTTCGCGGCGGGTGTTTACTATGCCCGCGAGATTAGCGACCGTACCATCCTGGTGAACGGCGCGGCCAGCGCTAACGCAACTACGCTTGCGGTTGATGGGCTGGACGGCGTGGGGTTTAACCGTGGCGACTGGATTAGCGTTAATAACGGCACTTATGATGAATTGCACATCATCACGGCGGACGCTTGGCCTAACGGTTCCGGCGAGGCGACGTTAAGCATTCACCCGCCCTTGCGCCGTGGCGTGGCTAATAACGCGTCGGTCACGTACAAAAGCCCGAAAGGCGAATTCCTGTTCACGGACACGGACGGCGCGCAGGCGTCAACGCTCCTGTCTGGCGCTGGCCAGATTGACCGCCTAATCCTAACGGAGTTTATCCGGTGAGCACGTCACTAGCTAATCAGACCGCCGCATGGAAGACGGAAACGGAAGCCGCACAAAATACGTTCGGCCATTTCGTTAGAATTGACATGCCCGGATACACCTTGCGCGCGTTCACGGGCGGGGGCGTTATCGAGTGGGATGATGGCAGCGGAACGCAAACCTGGACCGGCATCCCCTTGCTAGATATTGGCTCAATCCCCGGCAAGACCGGCATTGAAGCGCAAGTTGTCACGCTCTCGCTTTCCGGCCTTGATAGCTCGCTGAAATCCGAGGTTATGGACTACCTGGTCAGGGGTTCGGAAGTTTATATCTGGACCTTCTACTTTAGCGGTGGCTCGATTGTCGCTGACCCGTGGCTTACCTTCGCGGGCTTTGTGGACGTGCCAGAGTTCGAGGAAGACGAAAGCGTAAATTTGACCGTTGAATGCGTGGATGCTGTAGGGCGCGCGCTTCGCCGCACGGTGGCTTATCGGACGGACGTGCACCAACAAGAGCTGTTTTCCGGCGATAGGTTCTTTGAGTTCGCGCCACAAGTTGGGCGGCGTCCGCTTGCTTGGGGCGTTCCGTGGGAGAACGGCGGCGGCGCAGGCTCAACGGGCGGCAACAATGGCGCGCCCACGTACGACACGCCGGGGTTAAATCTTTACTGATGCTGCAAGAATTTCTTAATAAGTGGGCGCACCAGACGCTAGACTACAAGCAAAGCGATTGCGCGCGCTTTGTTGGCGATTGGGCTGGCGTGGACTTTGGCGAATGGGATAGCCCGGAAAGCGGCATTGAATTGATGCGCGAGCGGTACAACTGCGAGCGGTCTTCCGATGTAATGTCCGTTTACTTTGGCGAGCCGGTCGAGCCTTGCCACGCTAAGGCGGGCGATATTGTCTCAATCGACATGCCGCCGCTTGACCCGCTTGGCATTTGCTTAGGACGTGAAAGCGTGTTCCTGGGCGAGACTGGCCTAACCCGTATTCGCACACGTAATTGCTTGCACGCCTGGAGAAAGCCGTAATGCCGCAGGTTATCCCGCAGATTGCGATGGCGGTGGGGACTACGCTTTTCGGCTCGAGCGCCACGGCCACGATTATTGCAACCGCTATCACTAGCACCGCGTTAAAGCTGGGCTTAACAGCGGCGGCAATGAGTGCGATTGCACCTAAGCCGGAAACGCCTAGCCTTGATGATGCGGGCTATCAGCTTCGCACGCGCAAGAGTTCCCGCGAGCCGCGCGCGGTTATCTATGGCGAGACGCTTGTCGGCGGTCATTTGGTATTTGAGCGCACGGGCGGCACTGACCGAAAAGACCTGTACCGCATTTATGCGATTGGTGACGGCGGCGAATATGAGAGCATCGAGGAAATTCGGTTCGGCGAGGAAGTTCTAACGCTAGACGGATCCGGGAATGTCACGGTCCCGGCACGCCTTGACGGCTTCGCCACCATCATCACGACGCTAGGAAGCGAAAGCCAGACGGCTATCAGCCAAGCCGTTTCAGACATTACCGAATGGACTAGCGACCATCGCGGGCGCGGCGTTTGTCATGCCTACGTCAAGCTAGTGCAAGACAATGATGCATATGCCTCCGGTGTTCCTGAAATCTTTTTCAAGGTGCGCGGGCGTAAGGTCTATGACCCGCGACTTGACAGCACGAATGGCGGTAGCGGCACGCACCGCAAGGATGATGCAAGCACCTGGGAATGGACGCAAAATCCGGCGCTGTGGGTTCTGGATTATATGCGCGGCGTCAAAGTCAACGGCACGCTAATTGCTGGCCTTGGTTTGCCGGATGCGCTTATTGACTGGACCGCGTTTGC